GACGGCGGCGTCACGTACAGGTGGAACCGAACAATGCCGTCCATCAGGTCGGTATCCGGGTTTTCGTCTGCCCGGAACTCGACGCGGCCGCCGAGCAGCGCGCCGGTGGCGACCAGTCCATTCAACCACAGGTTGATGCTGTCCGTCACCGCCTCCGTCAGCCGGCGCGTGATCGGGCCGTCGAGCCGCTGCCAGTAGGAGAGGATCACCGTGTTCGAGATCCAGTCCAGCATGCGGCGAACCGGGATAAAGCTGTCTTTCGGGTCCGTGTTCGCCGGATACGCGCCCGTCCGGTTCCCCCAGGCTCTCCATCCGCCAACAAAATTAAGCGCCGTCACGATGCCGTTGCCGTTAAGATACGCGGCCTGATCCGGTCCTAGGAACAGCGGCGCGCCATCCGCCAGAACGGCCGAATCCGCCTGCAGCAACTGGTTCGACGGCGATACATACGGCAGGTCGCCATATGCAGCATCCGTGGTACAGATCACGCCGGCGAGCTGCGTCGACAGGTGGTACGTCTTGTCGCCCAGCTTGACTTTCGGATAGCAGCAAACTTGCCGCGGCGACGTGTAGCCGTTGGATTCCTTCCACGCTGCCACATCCGTATAGGATTTGTCCGCGGGCAGGTCGGTCAGCGCAAGCGCGCGGAACATCCCGTTAATGGCGCCCGCTTTCGCCGTCATAACGGCGGCAACTGCCGGTTCGTGCGAATATCCCGGCACCAGGATCAACCCCGGAACCTGCCGGAAGCGCGGGAACACCTGATCGATCAGTTCCAGCCCCGTCGGCCGACCGTTGCCGTCGATGCCGCCGATGATGTCATTGGCCGTGACGGCATCCGGATCCAGTTTGTCATAGCTGACTTTCAGCGCGGCGCCCGCCGGGATCGACCCGCTTGCCAGCCTCTGCACGACGAGCTGGCCGGCATCGTCATAATCGAGCTCGTAGTCCGTGCCCCGGACATACGTCGTGACGTCGTCGTCCGATTTCACGACCACCGAGTCGGCCAGAACGCCCTGTGTCTTGACCGTGGCTAGTCCATTTTCGAGCGTTACCGTCTCATCGGCCACAGTCGTCTTGTGTTTGGTCGGGTCCAGAACGTTGATCAGCACGATCGGCGCCATCGCGTAGAGCGCGAAGTGCGAATAGATGGCTTCGCACAGCGTGAATCGCCAGTCGTCGCTGTAGCCGAACGCCTGGACCGCCTCCGCATACGTAGAGCACAGCACAGGCTCATTCACCGGTGCGGTCGATCGTTTCGACAGATTGACCGGTGCCGTGCCGATCACGACCGGCACACTGTTGACAGATGCAGGCGGCGTGACGGCCGTCGGCACTTCGCTCGCATAGACTCCGTGTTTGTATGCCATCAGATCGTTCCTCCTTTGAGGGTTTCGTAAGCCTTGTGCTCAATGGTGCCCGCCGTGCCGGCGCGCTGAATGGCCGCCGACAGTTCGAATGCCGGCACCAGCAGATGCGAGATTTCCGGCCGAGATTCGATCAGCGGCGCCAAATACGGCGGCACGCCATCGCGAAAAATAGTGTATTGCCGCAGCCGGCCGCGCTCCAGATTCGGGCCGATGTAGACAATCGGCCCGGTCGAATCCGCCGGCTTGTCTCGGACTCGCGATTTGTCACTCCCACGGGAACGCATGGATGACACCTCCTGTCATTTGCTCTGTCACACTTTGAAGCGTCCAGATTGTCGTCGCTTCCCCGACCCAGAGAGGATAGGGTTGCTCTTCAGGGATCGACCATTTGTAGGGCATCTCGATTCGAAACCGATTGCCGATGACTTGCTGTCGCTGAAGCCCGATCCGGACATGCTCCATCAGGTTGATAAGGTCATACGCACCGGTCGGATGTAGGAGGCCATCGACCCGCTCCCCTTCGTCGTACACGCCAAAGGAAAGGTTCACCTGAACGGTAGACCCGACATTCAGATCGCGCGAATCCTCTCCGCTTACGACGCGAGCGACGACGTAGGGAAAATCGATTTTCTCCGGAGCCTTAGGATTTTTGAACGGCAAATACCACTCGAACACCTGCGGAGGCGTAAACCGTCCGTCGTCTCCTTTTGCGGCCGCGTATTCGGCCAACAGTCCGCGGAGATAGTCACAGAGCGCCCGCAATAGCATCGCTGCTGTCATTTCGTTTTCAGCCTCCCGAGCACGCGGTTTACTTCATGGTCCAGCCGAACGACCATCCGCTTGTGCGCTTCTTCCTGCAGATGTTCTGCAATGCCCGGCTCGCTCAGCATGACCGGTATGGCCGGTCCGTAAAGTTGATCGATCGGCAGCCGTTTCCGGCCGACGCGGCGGAATACACCTGTATGCCCGCTGTCCATCTGCGCCACGAACGCCCCCGGAATCGGCTTCTTTCCGCCTTCCTTCTTGACGGCTGCGCGCAGGACGCGCGCTTGTTTCGGCTGCGGCTTCGACGGCGTCGTGCGGAATCGGATTAGCGGGATGTTTGGGCCGCGGGATCGGAGCAGGTAGGCCAGACCCGGTCCATCTGCTTTCGTGACCTTGATCGTTTTCAGTACGTCACCGTGGCGGACGTAATAGCGTTCTCGCACAGCCCGCGCGGCTTCCGTTTTCAACCCCTGCATGACGCGCCGAAGCGTTGCGTCGAAGGCCTTCGGCAGATTGTCGCGAACAAATCGAAGGCCAACAGTCGCGGTCCTGAACTCTTTGACATTCGTGATCAGTTTCATACCTGGTTACCCTCCAGGGTGATTGTCAACAGTCCCATATCCTCCCCAACCTGAGCGACCAGATACTGCTGACCGTCAAGAGACATCACCTGACCCTCGACCGGACGGTATCCGAGATCCGACTCACGCGCAAAGAAAACGACTCTGTTCTGATACGTGCCCTCCGCGTACAAATGCGGCCGGCGATTGATCAGATCAGAGTCGAGTACAATTTTGACAGTCTCTCCATCAATGTCATGGTACTCGGCGAATTCGTCCAGGTTAAGGAACACGGACAGATCAGCCGCAACACGATCCTTAAAGTTCTCCATCGTCCTCGCCATCCAAATTCCCAAGCGATTGGGATTTTTCAAGTTCGGCGATTCGTCGTTTTGTCCGCCTCCTCGGCGAATCATCGTCTGCCTCAACGATCAGCTCGTTAGCGTCAAACGCCGGCAAACGTTCCTCGTTCGTGCCGGGATGTCCTCCGTCCGTATCAGTCGGGTCCTCGGGATCCATACGATCCGACTTGGCGGCCTTAATCTCAGCCGGGGCAACAACCCCCTTGCGGATGAGCGCGCGCACATCCGCCTCGTCGGCATCAAAAACGGAGCCCTTCCGGAAAAGGGCTCCGTTATGCCGGACAAAACCGCGCAAAACCCGGTATTTCATGCCCGGTCACCTCATTCCTCGATTGTATTGATCACGGCCCAGGATGCCAGGTCGAACGGCTTCGGAACCGGCCGGGACTTCAGGATCAACGATTTGGTGTCAGTCTCGCGGTTGACCGTCACTTTTGCCGCCCGCGGTGCCTCGATCGTGACGAAGTTGATGCTGTCCTCCGGAATCATCGTGATCGCGCCATACAGCATTTCACCGAGATCCCGGGCGCCGATGATCACCTTGTTCGGCTCGATGTACGGCTTGAGGGTGTCCGTCGTCTCATCGTAGTACCATGCAAGGTACTGATACAGATCGAGACCGAGGCCAGCCAGCCGGCCGAGGTAAGCGTACCCGTTGCCGTTCTGCAGATTCAGCTGCGGATTGATTTCGCCGAAGAACGCGTTTCGAACATCGAGCAGCCTCAGGATCTTTTCGTTTTGCAGCAGCCAGCGAGCCGCTTCTTCGCCGAGAACAACCACTTCCGGGTTGTACCCGCCCTGGCGCACCAGGTTGGCGCCCACTTCCAGGTCGGTGTACGGATCGGCACCGGATTGATTCCATTGCTGCGATCCGGTCAGATTGATCACATTCTCGAACCCGTAGTCAATCGTGTCCGTCCTCACCTGCGTGGCCGAATCGTCCACATACCCGGTCACCGTTACGACGCCGGACTGCAGCAATTCGGCGATCATGAGCTCCTCACGGCGGACAACCATGTCGTCGAGCTCGTTGTAGTCGTTTTGCATGATCGCGAGCGCCCGATCTGCCGGGGCGATCCCGCTGTCAAACACGCTCTCACCGGGCAGACGAGTTTGCAGGTGGCTTACGTCAAACGGCCTGGAGAGATTGATGAACGGCGCCTCGTAAATTCTGGTTTGGTAACCATCGCGGCGGACGTTCACCGGCCGGCTTCCTTCCGCAACAAACGGCGCAACTTTCTGACGGTTTTTGTAGAAGTCCATCAGCACATGTTTCGTCGGGAACGTTTGAAATCCCGGAAAAAACGTGTCCCGCAGGAACGTGGTGACCGGCATCCGTTTGACAACCGGCCGTGCCGTGGACTGCGGCGTGTAGATGTTAACGTCGCCGCCTTGCACGGATGCCGCGTTTACGGGACGCGTGAAACGATTGCGGATGTGATTCGCGACAACACTTTGTCTGATTTTCATTCAGTCCCACCCCTTATCAGAAATCGGTCTTGTAGTAGATATTGCCGGCGCGCAGCTCCTCTTTGTGAGCCTCGACCGTGTCACCGGCGGCCACGTACAGGACATCGTAGTTGAAAATGCCCTGGGTGTACACGACAGCCGGTTGATCCCCGGTCGAGGTATCCACGTCTTCGGCCAGTACCACAGATGCGATCTGGCTGCCGTCCGACGCGTTCTTGTCGACGAGCTTGTATTTCCCGTCAGCGTTCTTCCCGAGGACGGCACCCTTTTTGAGCACGCCCTGGCCGCCGGCGAGCGTCACCGAGGATGTCAACGCGGCGACTTCCGTACCGGCGAAGAGCGTACGGTTTTCCACGCTGCCAAATTCAGTCGAAATGTTCGCCATGGTCGATTACCCCCTTCTGATGTTCTGCGGCCGATGGGCCTGCGAAGTAGCCGCGAATGCGGCAAAGATGGCATTCACGTCTTTGAGGTTGTTGAGGTCGTACTCCTTTTCGGAGTTTTGCGGCAGAGCTCCGGCTTGCACTCCATCGGTCCCGGCGGCTTTGTTTGCGGCCACCGCTTGATCAAACAGGCCGGAATTGATGATTTTGCCCTCCTTCATCGCGCGGAAGGTGAGTTGTTCGGCCGTCATCGGATTGGGGCCGTACTTCGCTTCTTTGACCAGCTCCGGATCGATGTTTGCGGCAATCTCGTCGATCGCCCGCAGCCGTTCGCGTTCCTGGACGACCGGATCAACGGCCGGCGTCCCGGCGGCCGGCTGCGACGCACCGGCTACCGCTTGCGGCGCCGAAACAACGTTTTGAACAGTCTGTGCCGCGGGCGCTTGCGCGGCCGGCGTTTGGTTCAGTTGATTCCCGTTCACGTGGTTCACTTCTCCTTTCTTCTTCAGCAATTCGTTTCGGATCTTGTCGATGACTTGCCGCGGCAATACCTGGGCGGAAGCGGCAAGTCTAAGCGTTCCTTCCTCATCGAACATGATCTCGTCAACAAACCCCTTATCCAACGCCTCCTGGGCGGTTAGCCACGTTTCCTGATTCATCAGCTTGAGGAGTTCGCTTTCACTCAAACCGCTTTTGAGCCGATAGGCGTTGGCAATGGATTTGTTCCAGTTTTTGAGTACATCCGACTCGTGCGCATGGGCGCGATAGTCGCCAATGCTGACCGACGATACGTTATGGATCATGATCTGGGCGGTCGGGCTGATCATCACCTTTTTGCCGGCCATCGCGATAATCGACGCGGCGGAGGCGGCAATGCCGGTGATTTTCACAGTCACATTCCCCCGGTACTCTTTCAGTGCCGTGTAAATTTCGGACCCCGTATAGACGTCGCCGCCCGGGGAGTTGATGTAAACCTCCAGATCATCGCCGTTCGCTTCCTCTATCGCCTGCATCACTTGAGCCGGCGAAGTCGATTCGATCCCGAACCAGTCGTAAATCCACTGATCATCGTTCGCAACGATAACACCCTTTACGTCAATTCTCCTCGGCATTTCGGTTCTCACCTCCTTCGCCAAGGTTCGGCTCTCCTCCGCCAGGCAAATCTCGTGCCGCCTCGTACTCACGACGCAGTACGTCCACGTTGTTGTCGTAGTCCATTCCGGTCAACTCCATCGTTTCGCGCTCGTGGGTGGAGAACTTGTACTTAATCCGCAGCGCGGCCGCCTGGACCTCCTTGATCGGATCGATTTGACCGGGGCTCGGCCCGATCCAAATCGCGGAACTCCACAGTTTCCGTCGCACGGGATCGTTCAAAAAACCGGGCGCCTGAATCCGCCCCGTGGCCACGGCCTCAAACAGCCACATCTCGTAAACCGGCTGACAGAATCCATAGGCGAACCAGTCGCGACGATCCCGAAACGCCCGCCATGCCTGAAGCAGAGCTGCGCGGCTGGCGCTGTAACTGGAGTTGAACACTCCCAGCAACACCTCGTAAGGCATGTCCAGCGATGCGCCGGCCAGCTGGGCCATCGCCTTTGTAAAGGTTTCGAACCCCGCCGTCGGATGCTTCGGGTCGCCGAACTTTACGTCTTCGCCTTGACCGAGGACGTTAATCGTGCCAGGCCCCATTTCGTAGCTGGCCAGACGCTCCTCGACCGGCAGGTTCACTTGCTGATCCTCCGGGATGGAATCGGTGAACGGGATGTCGTTGGTCTGACCGCTCGTCGTGATGAATGCCGTAAAAAAGCTGTTAACAATCGCCGCCGCGATCTCCGCTTCCGTGTACCGGTTGAGCTGCTTGATCTGCTCGATCACCGGGGCGAGATACGGCACTCCGCGATATTGCTCCGCGCGCTCCGGATCCACGACGAAAAGGACATTCGGCAGTCCGGTTACCCTGTTATTCGCCTCCACCCGGACCCACTCAATCGGCCGACTTGTCGGGAGCAGGCTGTTCGGATGCCTGTTACAGATCCAATACGCCACGACTTTCCCGCTGGCGTCCGTCTCCACGCCGTTCCGGATGGCGCCGCCGTTAGGCAGCTCCTGATAGCTGGTGAAGTCGTAACCGTCGAGGCTCAGGAGCGGTGAGTAACCGGAAGTGGATTCCGGGTTGCATAGCCTGTCGGCCTCGATCAAATGGAGCCGAAGCCGGTACGGATTGAGACGTTCCGGAGCGTCCGCGTACTTCACCACGGCGAGCGAGTCGCCGTTCAGAAGCCAGCCGGTCAGCATGACCCGCTGGGCGTCATAAAAGTCCAGCAGTCCCGTGTTGTCGATCTTGGAGAGCGCCCACAGGTTGAATTCGAATTCGGTGCGCTCCTCCCACTCCTTCGCCTGCTCTGGCGTGAGACCAAGCATCCGGTAATTGAGCTGGCATTTCAGCGTGAGCCCGGAACCGATGATGTTGGACTGGTTTTTCTTAATCGCCCCGGTTGCAATACCGCCGGACATGTACAGGTCCCTGGACCGTTCCCGGAGTAAACGCAGGTTGCTGCCGATGTCCTCTTGCGGGCTACGGCTCGAGCTGTCCCATCCCTGCATGGACTTCTTCCGGCGGCTGGCTCCGCTGTGCGAATACCCGCTGTTCGTGAAGCGGCGCAACAAAGAAAGCCTTGCGCGCGCGACTTCGCGCTTCAAGGCTCTTTGCGGATCCAACCAAGCTATGGTTTTGTCGATGAAGTTCACAAGTCACATCACCCCTTTCAATGCTCTTCAACGTTCAACGATAAAAAGGTTTTGGCCACTTCCAGCATGCCGATTATCTGAAATTCATTTTGATAGTTATGGCTTACTTCAAGTGTGCCTTTTTTAGTTCTGACAACGATAATCACATCAGCAATGTCCTCTATGCTTTCTATTACCTCATCCAGCACATATTTTGGAGTGTGCCTGCCTTCTTTATTGCTCTTGTATTCGATCAGGTTCTGAATTTTCATGCCCTGACACCTTTCTGCGTTACAAATCCCGGTACAGAATCCGGAATGCTTTTCTTCGGTTGGGGTTCGCACAAGTGGCCAGCGCCGTCTCCAGCTGATCCCGCTGCTTTTCAAGCGCGGCTATTTCCTCCCGAATGTTTTGCAGGTCGCCGCGTTTAAGCGACCGACTGCCGATGCGATACTCCTGAGCGCCGTTCAGGATCGCGGCTTCGGCCTGATAGTACATTTCGAGGCGCTGCTTCACCCTCTCCAGCCGAGCGATAATTTCCTCACGCCTCACGGCCAACACCTACCAGACATTCGATTTTTTGACGAGGCGCTTGATTGCCGCCGCCTTTGACTTCGGTGCGGTCGGTTTGCTTGCCTCTTCCGCCCCCTTGAGCCGCTGCTCAAGCGCGTCGTAATTCGGGTTCAGGATCTCCTTTGCCGCGAGCGCATAGTTCCGGGCGTCCAGCGCCTCGTTGCGCGCGCTGGTCGAAATTTTTTCCCAGACGTACCGCGTTACGCCGTTCTTCTTACGCGCCACCAGTTTCTCCGACAGGAGGCCTTGGAAGTAATAGCGGTCGTACCCGCGGCTTTCATCGTTTGGAAAGTGGCAATATTTCGGGCCGGGTTCCTGCACTCGCAGGGCGGAATAAATCCGGCTTTTCCCGTCATCGACACCCAGAATCACCACGAGCGCGTTTTCCTTGTTCTTGCGCGTGAGCCTGTGAATCAGCGGGATCCCGGGTCCGCCTTGACCCTTAACGGCGAGCACCCGTCGATGCTCGTTACGCTTGGCGTATTTGTAAATTTCTGACGTGTAGTGGCCGCCGGAGTCGATGCAGGTGCAGGCCACTTTCAGACCCTTCCCGTCCGCAAACCGGTAGACGCGGTTCAGCACGTCGTCCAGCTGCTGCAGGGTTTGCGGATCGTCGGGCCTGCCGACGATAATGCCGTATTCGATGCCCCAGCTCTCATGCCCATGCCCCCATCCGACGATCTCATATTCCAACCGGTCGTCCTGGGTGTCGACGCCGGCCGTGAGAAGCAGGACGCCATCCGGCAGGTCGGCCGGATACGGTTCGCGCCGCTTGAGAAGGACGTCTTCTTCCATCTGCTCGCCGCGGTCTTCCCATGTCTCGCCGAGCACGGTGTTCGTAAAAACCTTGAATTGCTCCGGATCGTCTTTCGATTCCAGGAACTGCTGAACGATCTCCCGCCATGAAAACCACGGCGAAACAAAAGCGTTGAGCCAGAAGCTGCGCACGCCGTTCTCGATCGCAACCGGGTTGTCGGCGATCCACTTGGCCGGCTGCCGCTTCATCGTATACTCGTCCGCTTCGTGGAAGCAAGACGGGCAGCGCCACCAGATGTCGTGAACCTGGTATATTTTTCTGTTACCCGCCTCGTGTATCTCATGATCGAATCGAATGTCGCGGAGGACGATGGGGTGGAATTCTCCGCAGTTTGGGCACTGGATGCACCATTTTTCCTGCGTCCCCATTTCGTACTCCTGCTCGATTCGGGAAGCGCCTCTCACTGTTGGTGTCGAAACGAAAATCTTCTTCCTGTTCCAGAACGTAATGGTTCGCTTTTCAGCCAGCGCGATCGGGTCGCCCTCACTGCCGGCGCTTGCCGGATACCGGTCCACTTCGTCGCAAAGCAGCACACGGATCGGCCGGCTGGCCAGGCCCGCCGGACTGTTCGCGCCGCCCATCGCCAAGAAACCGCCAGGGAACACTTTCATCAGGATCGTATTATTGGTGTCCCGGGTCTTCGAATCAGCTACCTTTTGCGCCAACACTTCGGTATCCCGGATCATTGGAGCGATCCGTCGCTTGGAATAGTCCTCAGCGATTTCGATCGTGGGTAGGATCAGGAGCAAGGGCCCCGGGTCGACGTCAATGTAATAGCCGATGGTGTTGTTGATGATCTCGGATTTACCGACTTGCGCGCCAGCCATGACGACGATTTTTTCAATGCGCGGATCCGTAACGCTGTCCATGATCTCGCGCTGGTATGGGGCGCGGTCGGTGCGCCATTGACCAGGCTCGGCCGATGTCTCTTTCGAGAGTTTCCTATACCGGTCGGCCCACTCACTCACCGTCAGCTTCGGCGGCGGCGCCACCGCTTTCAGGATCTTCCGGAACAGATTGATCGTCTTCTGCATCGTCACCCCCTCCTGCGAACATCGCCGGGTCGTATTCGCTCAGCTCCGTCAGTGCCTCGAGAATTTCGGCATTGATCACTTCGCTGATCTCGGACAAATTTTTGACCCCGAGCACTTTCGGGGCCACTTTGTCAGGGATTGCGAGGATTCGGTTCCGAAAGGTGACGAGCATGTTTGTCATTACGAATTCCACATCGGCAGCGTCGTGCATCTGGCCTTTGAGCTTGGTCAGTTTGATCTCGGCCATCTGGCGCTTCGCTTTTTCGTGCAGCGCCTTCTCTTCCCAAAACATCGCCTGGTGCTCGTCATCGTCCTGATTCTTGCGGCCGGTCTTGAGAAAGTCGATGAATCGCTGCACATTTTTCATCAGCGGCCAGCGGCCATTCGCTTGTTTTTCCAGAATTCCTTCCTGCGCCAGCTGGTTTATACGCTGGCGGGTGTAGCCGAAAAGTTTGGCCAAAGCATCGGTGCTGACAATGATCTCGCCAACATCGCCAGCCTTCCGCCGTGTGCTCATAACATCACCTTACCGGAAAGAAAATCCGAATAAAAAATTTTTATGCCTAGCCCTCGTTTGGGCTCGCGAGCACCCGCAACAGGTTCTCTTTTCCAGAAGGACCCATAACCATGCGGATAATCGCCTTCCCATCTCGCTGATTGACCATGTTGCTATTTTTTGGTATCATGTCACTGACCGCTCGGGAAGCACCCGGCGGTCTTCTTTTTCGCAAAACACCGGACACCGCCCCGCACCGATCCGGACTCGGCGGAGGAGGTGAGGGCCGCGAGCTCACCCGCGAGGCGGCGGACGAAAAAGAGCCCGGCCAATTAGCCAGGGCTCTTACATTGTCGTATTCGGGATGCGGGCAGGGATTTGCACCCTGCATGATTTCGCTTATCTTTTCCCGGCCTTCTGAGAGCCGGTACTTACACAGGGTTCGCTTACTTTCTCGGCCATTGCCTAGCGTCTACCTATTCCGCCACCGCATCCCTTTCCGTCCATCTGGACGGCTACCGGGATATCCCCGATCCCTCATTGTTCCCGCCGCCCCGAGTATCGTCCGTGTCACGCCATCCGTGGACAGAGTGCCGTGGACGATGCGGCGGGAGTCGTCGTCGTCCTTTAGATACACGACTTCGACACTATCAGTTTACATGTCAAATTTTCATCTGTGGTCTCGCTTTCGTCTCATGTTTGTCTCAATCGTGTAACTTCTTTGTCTCATACTGCGATTTCAACGAATTTTTCGATCGCCCGCTGGTGCCAGCGGTGGTAAGTTTGCCGAACGATCGACAACTCAGCCGCCACCTGTTCGGTGCTTTTTCCCTCCACATACCTGATCCGCAGCACTTTCGCCAGATCCGGCTTGTACCGCTCGAGCGCCTGCAGCACCGTGTCCACCCGCTCGATCTCCGCCTTCAGGTCCTGGTACTCAGCCAGCCGGTCCAACACCGCGTCGATGTCGTCCCGGATGTCCCATCCGCGCGCGGCGATCACCTTCCGGATCTTCGCCCGCAGCTCGTTCAGCAGCTTCTCGTCCTCCGCGTCCGCGCCTTCTCTCGGCACCGCCGCCAGCTGCGCCCGGGTGCCGGCCGGGTA